ACCGGCTTCGCTAAAGCATTACGTATTTGAGGAACACCTAAAGCTAGCGGCGCGGCTACATCAAGAGCAATCTGAGCATAAGGAGCCACTATACTAGGAACAGAGCTCCCAGTAGGTAAGCCAGCTTCGAGAATCTTCTTGGCTGCCCAACCAAGCGCCATAAACGGCGAGCTAAGTATAGTAGAAAGAGCTTGTTCACCTGGTGTTTCCGGGCCGTTATATCTTGCTAGAGCGTTATCTCGCGCTTGTTGATAACCCTCCATTGTCGGTAAAGCACCGCCGGCCCAGCGGGGTTGACCTGATACTAAACCCGACACGTCGGCAGCAAGATTAGTCACTGGCGACATCAAAGCATTAGCTAACGGAACGCCAACAGATTCTAGTCCCGGTACTTGAGGAACAGTAAAAGGGCCTGAAATACGCGGCCTCAAGTCTGGCGGAGCTATACTAGTATCGAACTGAAGCGGAGCCGAAGCGTTCGGCGGCGGAATATCAGACGCTTGTAAAGCAGCCGGAGCTTGAGCCTCAGCAGCTTGAGCCGAAGAAATGGGATTAAAGTTAGATAAGAACGAACTAGAACCGGAGCTAGGAGGTAAGCCGACTTGACCGGAGCTATTCGCATTTGCAGCTGCTATGCGAGAACCAGCAGTGGCGTTTGTAGCCTCGTTAGGAACTCCGGTTCCTCGATAACCGATGCTACGCGGGTTAATGATATCGTTATTAATACCAGCTACTATCTGAGGATAGAAATCAGGTTTGGTTGGAATAGGAGCTTGACTTGTCGCCGCTGCTTGAGCCGGATCGAAGACCGACGGACTCGGACCACTCGGAGTTTGAGGCAAAGTTATTGGACTTTGCTGCTGCTGGACTGGCGCACCTTGAAACGCCATCGGAGCTATCTTCTGGGCTTGCTCCGGAGCCGAAATCGGCGGAACGCGCTTAAACTCGGCATAAGGTAAAGTCTTCTTATCTTTACCAATAAGGTTTCTATAGCTCTTATCTTCCGGAGCGCCATTAATAGCTACTGGAATTCTATCTACACCAGCGTCGATTGCTGCTTGAGCTCGATTGCGACCGTCGTTATCGACTACTTTAAGATCATTTCCTTTCGGCTCGACTTCCAAGCTCGGCAAAGCCTCTATATTATCGCCCTTAGATAGAGACTGATCTAAGTTCTCTCTCTTAGCTTTGCTAGCTTCATCGTTTTCTAAAGGAGGTAATAGAGAAAGATACTCTTCAGGACTCATATATCTTAAGCTAGTATTAGACTTACGATCCTCCGCGTCGAACGCTTGTGGAGAAGGAACCCAACCCGGTGTCGCTGCTTCTTTTCGTCCTAGTGCTTCAGCTAATCTAGGATTATAGTTCGCCCACGGAGCGAAGCCTTGCTCCGAGTACATCTTATCGAAGACAGACCTCTGTACTTCCTTAGGCGCTGAAATAGCAGTAGGATACTTATTCGTATCTATGCCAACTTTCGGCGCGTAATTATTCCAGTTCGTATCAGTTATCTGATAGAAACCGCTCGCCGTATGTCTTACGTCGTATCTATAATTAGGTATGTTCTTATTACCTGATTCGTACTGACTAACAATATTAGCGGCCGCGTCAGTATCGTACTGTGTAGGCGAGCCAGAGCTGGCGGTACTCGGCGGGGGAATATCATCTACGAACTGAAGTGCGGCTGAAGCCATTACTGCCAAGCTCCATTAACATACTTATGAACACGCCCCGTGTCGTCCTTATAGAATGTCGTTCCGCTCCAACTTACGACTTTTCCAGCCGGAGCCCCTTTTACAGCATCATCGAGAGAGTTGAATTTCTGTGTCGGTAACGAAGCTGAGTTAGAATCCGCTGAGTCGGAGCTAGCTCCTTGCTTACTTTCAGTACCGAGCTCTTTCTGCAACATATTCTTTGCGCCCGGCGGAAGTAAACTATAGAACTGATCGTCACTAACGCCAGCTGTTTTGGCTTGACGGTAAAGTCCCGCTAATTGACCGGACATAAGTGACTTCATAGTATAAATAACAGAGCCAAGTTGTGCCTCAGTTCGTGAGTCAGCTAATTGAGCCAGAACACGCTCACGATCACTTTCGGCCCCGGCGTAGCCTTGAATAGCTTTAACAATCTCGCCGCCGACTATTGTCTTAGCTGCGTCGAAGTTGGCCGGCCCAGTCCAACCGAACTGATCTTGAAGCTTATTTTTAAGACTATTAACTAAGCGAACGTCATTGTTCTGCAAGCCAGTAGCCAGAGTCTCTAATGTTGGCAAATGACTTCCGACGACGTTGCCGATAAAGCGAACTGAGTCGCCCTGCTTACCGCCAGCTAAGAACGCTCGCGCCCCGCCCTGCTGAACGGCGAACTTAGCAGCTGCTTCAGAAACTTCATCGGCCGTTGCATCAGGGTGTTCTTCCATGAACTTATTTATATACGCCGTCGCGGCCGAACGTGGCCTGGCTGCACTAGCGGGGCGAATCTCGCCAAGTTTGTCAGCTGGAACTTCTTGACCGGCTTCCTTGCCTGATGCATAAGTAGTTGTTATAGTGCCATCAGGATTCTGTTGCTGCCGAACCGGCCGCATTTCATACGATCCGTCGGCTTTCTTGACCTCGGCGTCTAATGGAGCCGGTAAGAACTTATTCGCAGTAGCAGCCTTACTCGCGTTCGAGACTGTTCCACGTACCGTGTACGGAGCTCCAGTATTAACATCAATTGGCTTCCCGAACTGATCGCGCGTAAAGGACTTAGTTTGCGTCTGACCCTTATCGTCCTTATAAGTATCAGTCTGAATTGGCTCGGGCTTACTAGCTGGCTTACCTACGCCAGTCGGCTGATAAACAGCAGTTCTATCAGAATTAGTTGTTATACCAAGAAAGTCGTTTCGCCAATAACTAACAGGCGGGTCTTTGCCGTAATCGGTTTCTTGTTTCCAACCTTTCTGAATATTGGCTTGTCTCTGCTGGTTAAATTCATATCGACCGGGCCAAGTATCATCAATCGGAATATTGCTAGCGGCGTCTTTTATCGACTCTGGTAGAGCGTATTCGGCCTGAGTATTATTAAGTAGCTCCTGTCTCTTCTGCTCTAATAGAATCTGTCTTTGCTTCGGATCAATACCTTTATCTTGAAGCTCCTGATTATATTCGTTAATTGGCTTAACGACATTGTCCATAAGAATATTATTATATTCGTCACGAAGTTTAAAGTTAGTAAGATTCGACCTTGACTGCGCATCTTGAATCTTACTCATCGTGTCGAGCATAGTCAAGCCCATCTGTGGATTAGCTTGAAACAACGGAGAAAGACCTTGCGGCGTCGGTAAACCAGTCTGAGCATTAATGGCGTTTGGATTCGAATAAATCTGTCTTAACGCATTTTGGCCCGCTATATTCTGTCTCAGAGCTAGTGCGTTCTGAACTACGTTCTCTTGTTCCTCTTGAGTCTGCGCTTGACGTAGCTGGTTCTGTTGAACCCGATCCGGAAGCGTAGCGATTAGTTGGTCTATACCAGGAGCGCCAGACAAATCTAACTATCCTTAATAAAGCCTAGTAAAGCCCACCAGTACCGACACCGGGGTTCGAGCCGGCGCCAGAACCAGCCGCGTAAGCTAGCGAATACGGACTAGCCGAGCCACCAGAACCGTTTAGGGCTTGTATCAAAGCCGAGTACTGATTAGCATTACTAGCTCCGGTAAGGGCGTTACTAATTCCGCTGGTCGCCCCGAGCGTACCTGCTGCTTGACTCGATCCGATACTCGACGCCGTATTGCCGATCGTATTAGCAAGGCTCGATTGCGGCCCCGTAAGCGTCGCTGCTTGCTGGCCGCCAGTAGCGAGACCAAGGAGTCTATTATATAGATTAGACTGATTCTGATTCGCGATACCATAGTTCTGTAAGTAAGACTGATTCTGTGCTTGAAAGGCCGTATTATAGTTATTCTGCTGATTCGTCAGCCAATTGTACCAGTCTTGATTAGCTAAGCCAGTACCGTAAGTTTGAAGAGCTTGAAGAGTATTGCCGCTTAAGACACCCGTTTTCGGCCCCGCAGCGTTCTGAATCGCGTTAACGCCTTGCTGGAGTTGAAACTGATATCCCGGAGATTGCTGAAACTGCTGTAAAGTAAAGTCTGGCAAACTATACTGCGGTGCCGACCCGACTGGCGTTCCCGTAGCAGCGCCGAAAGCTTGCGGTGTCTGTGTTAAGTTGCCAGGAGCATTAGCTGTTCCAACACCGCCAACTAAGCTAGAGAGAGCATTTGTACCCGCCGAGTAATACGGCGCTAATTCACTCTGAGACTGACTATAAACACCTTGTTGAAAATTAAGAGCATTCTGCTGAGCTGCTGCTTGTTGACTAGCTGCTGTTACCGAGCCTATAGCACTAAGAGCACCGCCACCCAGAATGCCAAGGCCGATACCTATAATCGAACAAAGTCGAGTATTTTCGTAATCCTGAAAGTCAGTTAGCATTTTTCATTGTTCTCTAAATAAACTAGTCTCTTAGCTACATCATTGTGAAAAGAAGTGAAGCACGCCTTATTCTCTTCTAGGAACTTCATGCGAGCTAAAATATCTATCTGAATATTTTTTGAAGCGAAGAGCTCATCGTGCTCGCGATCGAAGCAGCCTGTCGTGAAGTCGCACAATCTTCGTCTATTCTCAAACTTACTTAAACCCTCGAACGTAAAGAATATAGACTTATATTGATTAATGAACTTACCTAACATAAGCTCTTGTAAATAAAGAAAAGACCAATCTGGAACCAAACCTAGCTGCTCGATCGACCGCGCTACATTTAAGACCGTCCTATGCACGACAATAAAGCGCGCGCGGGGAAAAGCGTCCTGCCAAAGTCTATAACCAAGAGCGGCACTAGTCTCAACTGTACCGTCAAGATTAGATATCTTACTTACGTACTCGTCTACTGACGAACAACCCAGAGCCGCATCGTGTTCGACCCTAGCTCCATACGAGCTTAGATACTCGGCTAGCCACTTAGTTCTCGACCGTGGCTGAGCTAGTATCATAAAAGAGAGCATAATACGAGCTTACTTTTTCTTACTCTTAGCTGCCATAGAACCGCGGGACGTAACTTTATTTCCGTGCATAAGGCCGACCTTATTCGCTATAGCAAACTTTTCGCTCTTACCACCTGGAAGCTTACTAGCGTCAACTTTGTCTTCAAAGTCCGCGATCTTAGTTTTCTTACCCGATGCTGTTTGCTTTGGCATAACTTAACTCCTAGTTATTTTGCGTACCCAGGTTCTGTACTGGAATCATACTCGGAGTCAAGACTATATTGCAGGGACTTAGATACTGGCTGCAATCCACCTTCGGCGGTTCTACTTGATACATAGGAAAAACAAACGGTCTACTAAAGATCGTGAACGCTACTAACGCAGCTGGAACATAGAGCATCTTAACTAGCCTCCTGCTGACTGGCCCACGCCAGTATAAATCATCCACTGAATAACGACATAAGGCGGAACGACATCTATCGGCGTCGGACTATCTGAGCCGACAGTAGCGGTTATACCCGTCGTCTCGATGACGTTCGTACCCGTAGCTGTCGTATCATCGACAACTATATCTGTAACTGCTGTCCCGGTATTACCTGCTACTTCACCAACAGCATTCGAACCGGAAGTACCGTTACTGGCGCTGACGATAGAAGCATGATCATGACCCGGATCGCTAATAGCGTGTGTATGCGGATCGCCGACGAAAGCGTGCGTGTGTCCCGGGTCGTGTATCGTAACGTCTTGTAACGGCAAGTTATCTGAGCTTAATGTCGAAGACGACGAGCCGCCTCTGGAGCCAATCGCACCGCCGTTCGAGCCACGAACGAAATCGTCTATCAACGGAATATTAAACGTCGATCGGCCGTCGCCGGAGCCCCAAGACGTGCCGATCTCATTAAACAAATCCGAATAGACACTCCGGCTAACTTCTCTGCCATCACAAGGCAAAGCTCCTATCGGCACGTTCTCGCTAGCGCTAGCGAATATAGTACCGATAGGTAGCTGCTTAGCCACGGCACTTTGCAACGCCGCGAACCATCTATACCAGACGTTATTAACCGTGCCGTTAGCTGCTAGCATAGGATAGTTAGCTGTCGGAATAATATTGACTGGCGGAATATTACTCAACGTTACTGACCTGTCTCGATTAAGCTGCCGATTATAGCCGCTTGGAACTGATCCGAGCTCGATATCTTAAATATTCTATCATAACCGTCAGCGGCTTTAAGCGCGCCAAGTCTATTGAACTTAACTCGCTGTGAAGTAGCGCCCGTAGCTCCAGCTGCTCTCATCAAGATCGGCCCCCAAGTATGGCCGCCATCGTCACTCCAAGTGAGCTGAACTTGTGGATTAGCTCCAGCCGGAACTCCTATTCCGGTTTCCATATCTAGCGAAAGTGAATAGAACTTAACTATCTTACCTGTTCTTTGCGGCAAAGCCCGATAAGATCGTGTCCAAATCTTTTGATTACCGTTATCAGTATAATTACTTAAATCATACGAGTATATATTACCGTTACGATAGTCGCCGACGAGATTAAACCCAGCGAAACTAGCCGAATTATTGGCCCAATGTCGAGTCAATACGCTAGGATTAGGATCATAAGCTTCTCTCTGATGCCACATCGGCACGCCAGCTAAAGCCGAAGTAGTATCATCGTAAACCCAAGTCTGATCTCCTAACGTAGACGAAAGAACGTAAAAAACGTGACCCTCTTGTTGATAAGAAAAACCGACCGCCGACGCGCCCTTATCAGGCCAAGACTGAATCTCACGCTCTATCGCGTGTGTAGAAACGCGCTGAAAGTTATAGCCAATTAACTTAACTACCACGCTCTCCCCTTGACGATTCTTGGCGAGAAAGAAAAACGTCTCCCCGAGCTTGGCTAGACTCGCTGGCGACAAACAGCCGCCTTCCATATACGGCCCTTGCTCACGCGCGAACGTGAAGTTCGGCGTACCGACATTGTTCCAAACTTCGCTGTTTACTTGCTTAAGGACGAAAATCTCACGCCGAATCTGAATTAGCGCCGAAATGTTATCAGGATCGCCCGACGCTTGAGCAAACTGAAGGGCGGGCCAATTACTAAAGTCAACTTCGTTAGACTGAAAGAAGTTATACGTACCAGGTTGATTAATAAGGCCGAAACCGTCTAGCTGCGCTATAGTCATACCAACAAAGACAGCTAGGTCGAAACCGTTATCGGCCATAGTCACGAACGTATCGGAGTTCGTCGGCGTGAATGGAAGTGTTATAACCGAAAAGCCGGGCTGAATATTTTGAAGAGACCACAAGTAGCCGCCCTGACCGCCAGTCTGACCCGGATCAGTACCGATACCGGAGCCAAGAAAAGTCTGATTAAACGACGAGTCTAGCGAGTACAAGCTTGTATCACTTACGACGTAAAGTAAAGGCCCAGCTGAGACCGTATTCGGCGCACCCGTAGCCAAGTTCGCTACGTGCATACCGCGTATTGGGCCGTTACCTAGCGTGGCTTGTAACGTGAGCCCCGGCGTCCCGTAAAGAGCGCCAATCTCTTTTCCAGTCTTAGTCTCGACTACTTCGGCGTAAAGATTTATGCACTCTTGATCAGCTAAGTTACCGGCTCGACTCATATAAGCCGGCCCGAAAATCGGGCTCCGAATCGGAACCGGAGACTGAGACGAGATCATAAGAAACTAAGCCGCGCCTGGTGTTTCGTCTTCTTTAGTTTCAATATCATTTATACAACAGCCAGCAAGAACCGATGCTCTGCAAAAAGCTCCCGTTAATTCTAGATCACTAACACTGCCGAATCCAAACGTAACAATGCTATTAGTCGAGTCTACAAGAGCTATAGCAGCAAATCTAATTGTACCACACTTACCGGACTCGATTCGATTAGCCAAGTTACGAAGCCGTTCACATACGTTAACAGCCGTTTCGGGAAACCCGACTACTTTAAACTCAGACATATCTAAACACCTATAACCTAATAGAATCGTAGTCCATACTGGACAATTTTTCTACTGGATTACTTTGATTTGAAGTCCTATTATTGGCTTGTTCTTGAGCATCGGCCCAATTACAGTTACCTGGTTCGTAGTGACCATCATTGTTTATCCTATTCAAAGTAAATCCTGGGTGTGGAATCTTACCCATATCTTCTAGAAAAGTATTATAATCTTGCCATCTTGCACAAACTCGTATTCCTCGGTCGTAATATAAGTGCTTAGTAGTATTATTTCCCGGGCTGCAACGTCTAAACATAGAAGCCCAAGCTCTATATTCTGGTGTGAAGTCGTCAGCCTTCATACCTCCACGGCTTCCAACCTCATATCCGTATCCATTATTAGCTCTAAATGAATATGACATACCGTGTTTAGTCATTTTTTGACGTATTAGATCAGCTTTTAGACATCCACATGAAACTGATAATCCTGCTCTTATAGAGCGAGCAACTACGACACGTATAGTTCCACAGTTACATTTACAGAGGTATATACTTTGCCCATTAGAGTTAGCTCCAAGAAACTCCAATACCAACCATTCACCGTATTGATTACCTTCCATCTCAATTCGAGCGGACATGAATTTGTACTCCCTTCATTCTATTTAGAAGGAGCTAAATTAGCATGGTATAAAAGAAAAGTCAAGCATATTATTTTGATTTATACACCTGTGTCCCGAAAAATGTTATAAGTAGCCTTAGCTCTGCTGACTATCTCGCTATCGTACTGAGCTATCGTTTCTCTATAATTCGAACGCTTAACATTGGCTTTCGAGTTCTCGGCCGCTGTCTGCAAACGCGGTGTAATAACAGCATTAGGATAATACGGCCCAAGCTCAAGTGCCAGATTGCGTTTAAGCGCCATACTATAACCTGTCGGCAAGTTAATCTCGACCGTAAGATCATCAAACCTTTGAAGCTGAAGATAACTATCAAAGAAAACTTGCCAGCCAATATTCGGAATAGGAAAGAAGTTCAAGACTCCCCAAGGCATCTGCGGATCATACCAAAGATACATCGGTATATTCGCGTTGACTTGGAGAATATTACCAATTTGATTCCATCTATCTTGCGTAATAACCTCTAACGGATACCGATTTGAGGTCTGATCAAATACATATGCGGTTCCGAAACCGTGTCTAAGCCTAATCGGCCTAACAGTATCTATCATCGCGCCGGGGCCGATCGTGTACTGATACGTGCCGGGAATAAATGTCAAGCTCTGCTCTAGTGTAGCGTAACAAGTAAGCGACTCATTACTCCAAGACTCTAACATATCGTTGAGAGTCTTAAACCCGCGGGCCATATCGGCCGGTAAGATCAGCTCGCCAGGATTATAGACTTGAATACTCTGAAAAGCGTCTTCGACGATCTGAGCGGCTGTGTCCACGAGCTAAGCTCAGCTACATCTTAACGCGCTTGAGCCTCGGGTTAGCTTTCTTAGCCGCCGGCGAAGCTTTTCTAGCAGCGGCGGCTAGAACAGCGCCAGGATTACCGACTTTGCCAGCTATCTTCTTCTCAACAGCTTTAAAACCCGGATGTGCTTTACTATGTTTCATAGGTCGATCTCCTATTGACGAGGCGTATTACCCGGCGCAGCGGGTTCGACATTGCGCTTTGACATCGCGCGCGAAAGTCTATTCGTATAAGTTAACGTCGTTTTGCTCTGCTGAGCTTGAGCCAGGAGCTCCGGTGTAACTTGAGTGCTACCAAAATACGAGTTAAGAAAGATAGCTAAATTACTAGTCAACGCTAGCTGCTGCCCCGGCGCCAACGTATATTCCGTAGTAGAATCAGCAAAACTAGGAAGCGGATAAGCACCGTTAAAAATCGCCGTCATATCTACGTCTGGTATCGGTGCGAAAGCCGCTATAGCCCAAGGTATTCTCGGATCGAACCACATAACACGCGGTGTAGTCCGGAAGTCCGTAGTCTTCGGCTTATAAAGCGCGTACCATTCTAAGCTCGTAATCGAGCTCGCGTAAGAGATAACTTCGTTGTCGCTTCTAGTTATCTGAACTTGGTTCGGCCCGGTCGGAACATTAACCGGAAGCGGAACCGGAGTGTTCGAACTCGGCCCAATAGTATAGCTAAGTGTAGAAGCTTGTAACTGTAATGTTATCGGCAAGAGCTGATAGAGGAAGATACTATCATCGCACCACTGGTCGATAAGATCAATTAGAGCTTGAAAACCTCGATTGGCGTCAGCAGAGCTGAGTGTTTCGCCGGGCGCGTAGACGTTAAGTTTCTGTAGAGCATCAACAATAATGTCATTAGCCGTAACGGGAGTCTCGGACAAAGTTAGCTAACCTTTGCTTGACGCTTACTAGGTTGAGCTTCAACAACTTCAGCTTCGGCCACTTTAGCGTTCTCTTCTTCTTTCTCTTCGTCGACAGGAGCCCACTTGGCGCGAACAGCAAACTCTTCAGTGGGCGTCTTAACTAGAACGCTATCTTTACCCGGCTTGCCATCTTTATGAACCCACATCGGGTACTTACTAGGATCAGGTGCTTGAGGGAATCTCGGGTCATGAACAAGCACGCCATCTTCCCAGCGCGGATAATCCGGCGTCGGCGTAAGATCAGGCTTGTTCGGATCACGTGCGATCAGCTTGGGTTTGCCTTCCGAGTCTTTTTCCCACTTCGGGTACTCATCAGGATTATATTCTTCCTCATCTATCGTACCGTTAAGGACGGCTTCTAGCGCGTCGCGCTTGTATTCACCGGCTGGCTTATAGCCCTTTTCAGACCAAACTTCTTCTTCTTTCTCATTATTAACTGTCACGTCAGGAAACTTAGCGGGCTTAGCCGGTACAACAAAAGTCCCCGTAATTCGACCGTCTTCGATCTTAGCTTCAATTCTAGCTGGAACTTCAGCTACATACTCAGCATGTCGCATCATCTTAGGATATTCGTGGTGATCCTTCATAATAGCTTGCGGCTCACCGAAGCGAAGATAGCCTTTAGCTCGATACTCAGCTTCGTGTTGAGCACCGTTGACCGTTACGTTTGGAAACTGCTCTGGACTAGACAGCATATTTCCCGTCGCGATAGTCGCGGGGCGATGCTGAGGGTGTACGAGCGTAATAGGATAACCAGGCTCGACAGTCATAACTAAGCTCCTTATTCGGCTGCTATAGAAAAAGCCAACTTAGGTTGACTTAACTCGATTATCTTCTTTTTAAGAGCCACGTTAAAGTTGCCTTTCCAGGCTTTCGTGCCTCGATGCGTGAAGTCAATATTAGGATCAGTCCAAATCTGGAAGCCAAGATTACGGACCATAACTGAGAAGAAAAAGTCCTCGCCCCACCAGCGGCCGATTTTACCATTCGGCTCATCTGGAACGAAGCCTGTTCTGAAGATATCCCAGCACCAGACGACGCCTTTCTTAGCATCATCACGCGTATATCGGCCACTATCTTTGGCACAAGCTTCAAGAACGTTGCGCCTAATACACATAAAGCCCGTTGGCGCGAGTGCTGTTAAATAGAGCCCATTCTGCTCGATCGGCGCCGTACTGCCGTCGGCTTTCTTCTCAAAGATAAGCTCGACGGGCCATTCTTCATCATCGTTCTTCTTAGGATAAATACCAACGCAAACGTCAGCATCATGCTTGACGAGTCTCAGAGCCGCTTCAGCAGGCCAGCCCACGTCATCATCAACGAAGAACAAATAATCGGCATCCTTATGATCAAGTAAGAACTCACTAGCGAGCGTATTACGCGCTTTAGCCAGATATGGATCGCCGCCGAGATCACGAAACACAGTATCTATATTGTGCTGTAAGAATAGATACTGTGTCGCTAGCGAGCTCATCTTAATTTCTTCACAAGGATGCCGACTATAAGTCGGCATAGAGAAGACGACTTTCATAAAGACAAGCCTAGACTGCTGGAGAATCGGCCGCAATAGCCCCGAAGGCTTCGTTATTACTCATTAAGCCCATCGCGCCCATAACGAGACCGGGCTCGGGACCCATAGCAGCTAGCTGAGTATTAACACTACCCGCCGCGGCGATAGTATCGGGATAAAAACCAATCACGTACTGCTCACTCGGCGGCGTAATAGCAGCAGCGGTTACGTTAGCAAAGTTCAGCGCAAGCGTATTAGCTGCTGACACCCGCGCACCGACTAGGGCGAGGCCCTTCTGCTGGCTAGGCTTACTAACTTCAACAGGCTGACCTGAGACAAGCCCCGTGACAGTAAACGTCTGCTCTGCCGTCGTATTCGCCGCGATCGAGACTGGCGTTAAAGTTGCCAAGATACGTTGCATAATGGGCTGAACTCTAAGCCCACGCGCAGCAAAGAACAGATACGCCTCGCCTGCTGTCGGCGTAATAACCGTCGCTGTCGTGACGTTCATAAACGTAACACCGACTTGATTCGGAGCGACAACTCTAGCGCCAGTAACAAGCAACCCGGCTTGAAGCGTCGGCTTACTGACAGCCACGACCATACCAGGCTGAACACCATTAACAGTAAAAGTCTGCTCGACTGTAGTAGCAGCCGCAACAGAAGCTGGCGACAACGTCACGCTCGGGAACTGAAGCGCGGCCGAGGCTGTAACAACAAGATAAGCTTCGGTAGTTGTCGGTGTAATAGTAGCTGACGTTACGTTGCCGAACGAAACGTTAACAGTATTAGTTGCTGAAACACGTGCTGTTCCAACAGCTAAGCCAGCTTGACTCGTTGGCTTTACAACAGCAACGACCATATCCGTCGCCGCGACACCAGTCACGGTCATAGCATACTCATTAGTCGTATTAGCTGCGACAGTAGCTGGTGTCTGTGACGTAGTATAAGTCTTAAGCAAGCCATTCGCGCCAGCGAGTGAGCCCTGAAGAATCTGCGGACTCGGCGTAGCATTATAGAAGCTAATGTTATCGCTAGCACTCTGACCTAAGATAGTCCCGGCCGTATTGCCATCACTAAGCTGGCGAGGATTGACTTCAGTAACAGTAGTAGCAACGGGCATCGTACCTGACTCCTAGAAAGAAGCTAAGACAACAGTAGCGTTCGACCAGAGCTTTTCTCGGCCAAGTGCCACTTGAGTATTAATCGCGCTAGCGAGAGCTTGAGCTGTCTGTGACGAGCATTTCGGGCTTGCTCGCAGTAGGTTTCCTTTTCGGTCTTCCACTACGACCTGATACAAAACCGGCCGCATAACGCGAGCAAGAAGAGCTCTCTGCTCGTCGCGCGGGAGCTTGTTAATAGGCCGATAGTCTGGAAAACCAGTCGGGTTTCCACCGCTAGCTCGAACACTAGGCTTAGCTTGTGCTGGCGAATTAGGTGGGCTAGTCGCAACTAGCGTAGAGTGGTCTTGATTCATCATGAGGTCAACCGGACTCCCATTTCAGGATAGTACGTTGCCGTACCATACAAGATATCCATGCGAGCTGGGAAGACGTCATTCTGGATATCGTAAGCCCGGATAATACGCATCGACACGCCCTTATAAGTCTCTCGCGCCGCGAAATCGACGCCTTCTGGAATCTCCATCGGAACCGTCACAAGCCCGAAAGTATCGCGAACAAAGCCAAGGCTCTGCGGGTATGTAGTAGAGCCACTAGTCAGTACGAGCGTAATCGCCGCCAAGTTAGCCGGGCTAACGTCCACGGTCTGATACGGATTACCAGGTGCCGGGCCAGCCAACGTAATCGGCGGGCTTATCGGAATCGTAGCGTTACCGCCAGAGTCAGAGTTAACAGGCGCGGTAACGACGAAATCCTGAAGCGAGCCTGTACTAGTACGTGACTGAGGATTAACAGCATGAACACCGGCGAGCGTAATCACATCGCCAACGTTAAGCAAGCCCGTTACGCTAGCTGTCCAACCCGTCGTAACAAGATTACTTCCTGTTTGATTCGCACCGTTGACGAGCGGTGTACCGCCGTAAGCACCAGTAAGCTGACTTTGAGCGTTCTGATCTCCATAGATTTCGAAGTTAGCGATATTAGCCAGGAAGCCCTTAAGGGCAGGTTCAGCAACGCTTCGAACGTAAAGTGAGATCAGAGCCGCATCTAGGCTCCAATATGCTTGCGGCCCGAGAACGAGACAACGACCGTCCTGCTGAACCGCGCCCTCATCCATGCGTTGACCGACAGCTGCGACACTGGAGTACGAGCTTGGAATCGTCCCGGCAGTTCCAACGACGTTCCAAATCTGGCTAAAGTTCAACATAACGTCGAAATCTAGCCGATTCGCGAGCGTCGCCGCGGCCGGCTTAAGATAGCGCTCGCTGAACTCCTCGATCGTCAGCGTGAGTTCGTTCGAATTGAATTGAAAGTCAACGTGACGCTGATTCGAGATCGTAATACTCGTACTCGGCTCCGTTACGTTCTGAATCTGCAAGCCCGGGCCGGTACTGATCTGGAACCTATTCGGCTTTCTAATCGTCAAGCTAGAACCGATCTTGACGAACTGATTCTCGAACTGCCGGTTAACCTTGCCAGCCATAACAAGATTATTTTCGAGAATTACCAGCGTCTCTTTACTGATAATGCTCGGAGTAAGAAGACTATTATCTGCCACGGGGCGTCTCCGTAGAGAGGGCTAAACTCGCGCTCTCTAGTAAAAAGGAAAGGGAACGAGCGTTCTCAAGGCTCGTCAGCTATTAGGTTGAGTTACGTCTCCACGGATAAGCCCAAAAGCTCGCTTGCGCTCGCTAAGCTGTTTGGTTCAGCTAAGGTTAACGCCCTTCGGCGAAGAGGTGCTGGCGCACCCCGCCTGGAATAAGAACCCTCCAGTTAGGCTAAGCCAGGCTAGTGAACGGCCCCGTCACGCCAATCGGACGTACATAGGTGAGGCGCCCTCGTTTTAATAACTTTCTTTAGCATCTTAAAACCAGTTCTCATAACTACAGCGGCCTTGTCCAAGCGCTTTGACTCGGTATCAGTTAGAATTGCATTCTCAATAACAGTTTCTAAGTAATGTTCTATCTTTCTCATCTCGCCATAAGCCCAATTAATCGCTCCGTCGATATCGTCAATTTCCTGCTGCTCCTTAATTTTCTTTTCGCGCTCTCTAATCTCTTCCCACCGTTTTTGCTCTTGTCGCTGCCAATAAGGGTCGGACATAGATACAAATCCTCACTATTAATGTAGCGCCCTACCACCGGGCCGGCGCGCGGCGAGTATCTCCGGTGTCCTACGCGCCGCGTACTCTTCCATAGTTCCTTCATTACCGACTTCAGCTAAAGATCGCGTCGTCGCGTTCGCGTTAGAGCCCGAGATCGGATTCGGCGGAGCCGGGGCAAGAACAACAGCCGGTGGCGTAGCTACAATGGGCGTAACCGGAATAGCAGCCGTAGTACTAGCTGGCGCTGGAGTAGCAGTAGCCGGCACTGCTAGGCTATTCGTAACCGCCGCTGTAACCGGAGCTTCTAGACCAAGTTTAGTAGCTAATCGGCCCATTGCTACGGCCTGCTTAATACCATCTGACATCGGCAAACCAGCTCTCGGCGTTCCCGGTGGGTAGACTTGGCCTGGAATAACCATGCCTGCTATCTTCGCCGCTTCGTCAGGATGCTTACCAAGATAGTACGCAATTTCAGCACCGTCGTCTGAGTTCATAATAACTAGAGCCATCGCGTCGCTAATCGGCACGTTTGGGCTCTCAGCGACTTCAATGAAGTCTTCGTACTTAATTAGCGCCGCTTCACGCTTAGTTTCCCAAGATGTTTTAAGTGCGTCGGCTTGTCGGCGCTCCGTATCGAGCCGAGCTTGCTCTACGCGATTAGCCTCGGCGACTCTAGCAGCTTCGGCGCGGGCTTCCTCAGCCTCAGCCTGCCGGCGTTCCATCTCAGCCGCGGCTCGCGAAGCCGCTTCCGACGAGGCCCAAGTAACAAGCGCTGCTTCATAACTCTCCGGATCAGCATAAGAATCGCGAGTCGGCCTAGCAGAGATATCTTGAGTCGTAGTCGGAGCCGGAGCTTGCGTGCTAGTTCCGATCCTAGAGATGGCTTCTAGAGCTCGCGTCAGCTGCTCTCCTTGTTGAGTAACAAGATTCTCTAGTCTTTGAGCGCGCTCTTCAGCTTCTCTTCTCTGACGCGTAATCTCCGAAAGACGAACGCCAATCGGTTCTCTAACTGGAGCCGCGGGAGTAGCCGGAGTCGGAGCTGGAGTAACTGCTGGATCTACATTAGGAGTGGCTGCTGGATCAGCTACAGGCTCTGTAACTACAGTCGCAGCTGGATCAACTGGAGCGGCACTTGGCATGTCGCTCGTCGCACTAAGAGCCGGTGCGTTTGCTGGCAAAATATCGGCGGGCAAGATGATTCTCCTTACTTACTTAGGATCATAGAGTCTCGGATCACCTTCCGGGTCCGAATTGCTTAGTACGTCCTCACTTGCTTCTTGAAGCATCTTAGTTAGCTTTAGAATCTCATACGGATTCAACGTGTAAGTACCACGTCTCGGCACTACAAAATCAACATGACCGCAAAGAGTACCTGATGCTATGAACTTACTGCCACGGAGATCGACTTCGAAGCACTTGGCCTCGTACAGTTGTTTCTCGAGCGATATAACACTCATTTTGTTTTCCTTGAAGCCGGTTTACGCGCGCTCGTTGAAGCAACTCTAGCTAAGTGAGACTTCTTCTCAGCGGCGAGTTTCTTAACAGCGTCTAAGCGCTTAGGATCGCGCCGGACTTCCTCAGCATGAGTCATATGATGAAGGTCTTCTTCGGCGCGCCACTTATCAGCACCGGGCATAGTGACTTTAGCCATTACTAATGGCTCCCTCTTGTCTCTCACCAGAGCCTTTAGTCAAGTCCGCATATAAGCCTAGGACTTCTTTAGCAAGATCATGAAGATGATCAGCCTCAGCGCGCCGATCTTCAGCAGCTACCTTAGTCGCCGCGGCTTGAGCTTTCTGAACGACGCCAAGTAGCTGAACCTCGAAGTTACGATTAATCCTCTCGCGCGCCAACTGACGGTCTTGATTACGGTCGTTAAGCTGCGAGATAAGCTGTTGCCGCTCTTGCGTCATCTGCTGTAGCTGATTTTGTAGCTGACCTAACATAGCTTGAATTTCGGGTGCTACATCCCGCATCTCTGGTTGATTAAGCCCCGGCGGAAGTGTCTTAGCGAGACGAGTAGCGATTTCTTCTGAGCCTTCCCAATCTTGATTCTTGGCGACGAGATCAGCTATAAGCGGCGCGCTAGTCGGAATAGCTCTCAAGAAATCCATCATACTTTCGGCTGTCTCGATTCGTCTCGTCGCATAACTCGGGCCAATCGTAACCGCGACGGC